TGGAGGAGGAGAAAACAATGACTGATCTGGAGATCCGCAACAGCGCAGAATACTGCGAAGCGTACAAGCATTACATCATCACGGGCGACGACAAAGAGTGCCGGAGCCTGCTGACCACCAACGTGAGTGGCGACGTGCCGGTCCCGGTGATGGTGGAGAACACCGTCAAGCACGCCTGGGAAAGCAACGCCTTCCTGAGCAAGGTCCGCAAGACCGCCTTCCGCGGGAACCTGAAAGTCCCCTTCGAGAAGAGCAACACGGACGCCTATGTCCACACTGAAGGCACCACGGGCCTGACCGAAGAAGATCTGCAGCTGGGCATCGTGACCCTGACCCCGGCGAACATCAAAAAGTGGATCAAGATCTCCGACGAAGCCGTGGCGATGGGCGGCGAAGCCTTCGTCCAGTACGTCTATGACGAACTGGCCCAGAAGATCATGGAGAAGCTGGTCAGCGAACTGGTCGGCAAGGCCAACAGCGCCCCCACCAGCCACAGCGACGTGGCGATCGCCATCCCGAAGGCCACCGAGGCCCCCGGCGTCATGACCGTGCAGGATGCGGCCGCCCAGCTGAGCGAGGAAGCGACGGACATCTGCATCGCGCTGAACCCCCTGACCATCCAGGCGTTCAACGCCGCGTATGCGTCCGGCAACTTTGCGATCGATCCCTTCGCGGGCGTGACCGTGATCAAGTGCAGCGCCCTGCCGGCCTACTCCAGCGCCGACACCAACGCGATGTACGCCATCGTGGGCGACCTGAAGGCCTTCCAGGTGAACTACCCCGAAGGCGAGGGCATCGTCACCAAGTGGGATGACCTGACCTACGCCGAAGACGACATGGTCAAGATCGTGGCCCGCCAGTACGCCGGATACGGCGTGACCGCTCCCGGTCGCCTGGTGAGGCTGTGCAAGCCCGCTGCCGCCGAGACCACCTGATGAAAGTCCGGCTGACAAGGCCGAACAGGATCGAAAAGGGCCGGGCCGGGGAGATCGTTGAGGTCTCCCCGAACCGCGCCCTGTTCCTCCTGCACTACGGCCTGGCGGAACCGGTGAGCATCCGGGAGCAGATCGCGACACCGGAAGAGCCGAAGATCATCAAAAAAACGACAAGGAAGCTGAAAAAATGAGTATGCGGCTGCTGATCGCGGTACCGACGACAGACTATATCCATGCGGATTTCGTGAAATGCCTGACGGCGCTGACGGCTGAGCTGAACCGGAAGAGGATCGAACACCAGGTTGAGATCCAGACGGGGACGCTGGTCTACATCGCCCGAAACAAGCTGGCCTGCAAGGCGGTGAACGAGAAATACACGCACGTTCTCTGGCTGGACAGTGACATGGTATTCAGCGAGAAGATCCTGGACGACCTTCTCTTTTGCGGGAAGGAAATGGTCTGCGGCGCGTTCGTGTCGAGGCGGCCGACGTACAGCGCATGCGTGTACACATCGATCAGGAAGAACGAGATCGAAAAGGTGAAGGAGTTCGGGACGAAACCCTTCAAGGTTGACGGCTGCGGGTTTGCCTGTGTGCTGACAACGACGGAACTGATCCAGGCGGTGCAGCTGAAGTACGGGACGGCGTTCCAGCCCACCGACTACTACGGCGAGGACCTGGCGTTCTGCTGGCGGGTAGGCCAGCTGGGAAGGGAAATCTGGTGCGAACCCACCGCGAGGTGCGGACACATCGCCCACGTCCCGATCTGGCCGGGAGAACCCCCGGCGACATAAGAGGCGGAGGAGTAAGAACGATGTTTGCAGAGGTGAAAGAGAGCCTGCCGGTCAGCGGGGACGATTACGACGCGCAGATCATCCGGGAGATCCGGGCCTGCGCCCTGGACCTGACGACCAGCGCGGAGATCGTGCTGCCGGGAGAGATCAGCATCACGCGGACAAACGGCGAGAGCGGCGAATGGGTGATCGTCGACAACAGTACGGTGACGGACGATCTGATCATCGCGGCGATCGCGACCTGGTGCAACATGCGGATCGGAAACCCGCCGAACTATGACCAGCTCCTGAAAGCGTACAACAGTCTGAAAGGCCAGCTGCGGCTGAGCCGGAGGTACACGCATTACGACGGGCTGCCGGAGGAGGCGGTGACGGAATGAGGATGCTGACCAGCTGCGAGCTGATCGCGTTCACACCGGACGCGCACGAAGCCGGCACCGCGGCGACGGAGACGAAGCGGAAGGTGAAGGCCCACGAGATGAGCCTGACCCAGGCGGAGGTCTACCAGGCCGGCGGCGAAGGACTCAGCCCGGAAGCAAAGCTGCTGATCCCCTACGACAAGGACTACAAAGGCGAGCGTGAACTGATCTACAGGGGCGAACGCTGGAAAGTGCTGCGGAGCGATCCGTACAAGGAATACAACGGCGTGATCCTGCTGCTGAAGAGAAGCACCGGAAACGCCGGCGGGAGCGTGGTGGGACGGTATGCTTGAGAACTACAACGCGCTGGTGACGGCGCTGAAGAACCTGACCCAGGCGGAAAACCCGGCGGCGACGGATTCGCCGACGGTAACGCTGCCGATGGCGGAGGACGAATGGTACACGCGGCCTGACACGGTGAGCTACGGCATCGTGAGCCTGGACTTTGAAGCCGGGCAGCTGCACGGGGACGGCGTGAAGCAGGACGTTTCCCACGAGGGAAGCGTGGACCTGTTCAGCATGACGAGAAGCGGCGCCGGATGGGTGACGCTGATCATGGACACGCTGACGGCGTACTGCGGCGGGTGCTGGAGCCTGAACAGCCATTCCTATGAGCGGGACACGGGCTTGTTTCACTGGGAATGGACTTTCGAGGTGTAACAGATGGCGTACCAGATGAAGGTCGACGGAATGGAAGAAGTCAGCGAAATGCTGGACAAACTGGGAGAAGAAGCGCCGAAGGTCGCGGCCCAGGCGCTGTATGAAGGCGCCGGGATCATGGCCGACGAGCTGAACAAGGCCGTCGACACCATCAAGACGGAGCCGTTCAAGTACGCCTGGGGAACGCGGAGACTCCCGTCGCCGGAAGAGAAGGAGATCGTGAAGCAGGCCGCCGCCGGTATCGCAAAGTTCAACAAGGAAGGCGGCGCGGAAATGGACACGTCCGTCGGTTTCAGGAACGCGGGATACGCGGAACTGGCCGGGAAACAGGTGCCGATCCCGCTGATCGTCAACTCAATCAACTCCGGGACGAGCTTCATGCAGAAACAGCCGTTCATACGGAAGACAGCGACGAAAGCCGCCCCGAAGGCGATGAAGAAAATGCAGGAGACCGTGGAATCGGCCTGGGGGAAACTCTTCGGAGAAGTATACGGAAAATATGGAGGGAAATAAGACATGAACGCAAATGTGGGAATGGTTTATCCCGTGTATGCGCCGGTGAGCGCCTACACGCCGGGGACCAGCATCACCTACGGGACGGGCGCCGTCGTGGCGGAAGCCGTCAGCGCCAACCTGACCTGGAACCGGAACGACAACAAGTTCTGGGGCGATGACGTGGAGCTGGACAGCGACAACGGCGTCACCGGCTACTCGCTCAGCTTCGAGCCGAGCGGCCTGTCCGACACCGCACGCGCGGCGCTGCTGGGCGAGACGCTGGCGACCAGCGATTACGAGATCACCAGCGCGACGGCCCCGGACGTGGGCTTCGGCTACATCCGCGTGATGCGGTCCACCGGGACGAACGGCGTGGAGACGACGTACGACAGCTGGTGGTTCAACAAACTGAAATTCTCCATCGATTCCGAGGAAACGCGGACGAAGGAGGAAGGCATCGAGTGGCGCGTGCCGCAGATGACCGGCACCGGCGCGGGCGTGAGCCTGGACAGCACCGGCGTGCTGAAGTTCGCAAGCCACCGGAAACACACGACGCTGGCGAACGCGAAAAGCTGGCTGAACACGAAGGCCGGGATCACCTGAGACCCGGACCTGAGAAAACACACGGGGGCGGAGGGACATCCTTCCGCCTCCGGATTTTTTGCAGAAAGGAAGTAAAGGAAGCATGGTTACCATCAAGATCAAGGGGCGGGAGATCCCGCTGCTTTACACGGTCTGGGAGATGAAGCAGATCCAGGAGGAGATCGGCCCGCTGAGCCGGGCAATCAGCCTGGTCCTGGGCCGGAACCCGGATGACAAGGAAGACACGAGCCACTACGGCAGCGCGGAACACCTGAAGGCGGCGGCGGCGCTGATCCGTATCCTGGGGAACGCGGGACTGGAGGAAGCCGGAGAGAACGCGGACCTGACGGACAAAAAGATCATGCGGGCGCTGAAGCCGGCGGACCTGGCGGGATGCGTGAGCGCCTGTATGGACGCCATGAACGAGGGCATGACCAGCGAGATCCCGGAAAAAGCGGATGAGGGACCGGTGGACGTGACCCTGGAGGAAATGAAAAAAAAAGAAATGAGGGGAGACTGACGTATCTGGTCGTCGTCTCCTGGGGCATGATCGCTGGGCTGAGCCTGGCGGAGATCCACCGGATGAAGCCGGGGGCGGTCATGGACCTGTACATATACAGACGAAATTACGACGACATACAGCACGGGATCAGGAGAGGGTGAAATAATGGCCACGGGCGGCGTGAACATTAAAATGGGCGTGACGGGCGTCGCCCAGTTCAAGCAGAGTATCAGCCAGGCGAAGCAGAACCTGAAAACCCTGGACGCACAGCTGCAGCTCACGGAAAAGCAGTACAAGGCCACCGGCGACGCCGAGACCTATATGCAGCAGAAGTCCGAGCAGCTGAAGGCGAAGCTGGAGGAACAGAAAAGCGTCGCGGCGGCCGCGGAGCAGGCGCTGGCCACGATGACGGAGAAGGGCGTCGACAAGTCGAGCAAGGCGTTCCAGGAAATGATCCGGACGCTGGCCCAGGCGAAGGGCGACATCCTGGACACGGAGAACGCGCTGAACGGCATCGAAACCGCATCGGACAACGCCAGTGACGGCGTGAGCGAGATGAACGCCCAGCTGGCGAACATCGGAAGCGGCGTCAACTGGCAGAACGTCACGGAAGGCATCGGAAACATCACGGCCGGGATCGGGAGCGCGATCACGAAGGCCTGGCAGCTTGGCGAGGCGCTGGTGAACGCCACGCTGGGCGCCGGGAGCTGGGCCGATGAACTGGCGACGACCAGCGCCCAGTATGAGGACACGCTGAAGGCCTTCGGCGGCGGTGACAGCGCGACGGAAGCGCTGCAGCGGATGCGGAAAACGGCGCGGCTGATCGACACGGACGTGGACACGATCCTGAGCGCCCAGGACAAGCTGAAAAAGAACCGGGAAGGCAAAGGGAAAGAGTTCATGGGCGCCCTGGCCTATCTGGGGATCGACCCGGACGGGATGAGCGACCTGGACCTGTTCTGGAAGGCCGGGCAGGCGATCAAGCAGCTGGGGGATGAAGAAGACAAGGTCTCCTACGCACAGCAGCTGTTCGGAAAGAGCTGGCGGGAGCTGCTTCCCCTGTTCAAGGCCGGGAGAACTGAATACGAGAAAACATACGACAGCTGGAACGTGGTGGAGGACAACCAGCTGGACGCGCTGGGAAAGATGGATGACCAGTACGTCAAGATGACGGAAGCCTGGGAGACCTTCAAGATGGAGATGCTCAGCGCGTTCTCCGGACCGCTGACGGAAGGCATGACGGCCATCACGGGCCTGTTTGAGGAACTGAACAAGTACCTGGACACGCCGGAAGGGAAGGCGATGCTCCAGCAGATCGGCGACACGATCAGCAGTTTGATCACGGACCTGACGAAGATCGACCCGGCGGAGGTCGTGGGCGGCCTCAAAAGCGTGATCGACGGGATCACGGAAGCGTTCAAATGGATCGACACGAACAAAGACCTGGTCGTGGCCGCGATGGGGACAATCGTCGCCGGATGGGCGGCGCTGAAGATCACCGGCGGGGCACTGGAGGTCCTGAAGATCATCAACGCAGTGAAGGGGATCGGGATCACGTCCTCCGCAGCGGCGACGGCGGGCGCGACGGCGGGAAGCAGCTGGGCCGGCGCCTTCGCCAGCGCGGCGATGAAGGCGGCCCCGTTCCTGGCGTTCCTGTACACGCTGCTCAACCCGTCGTCCACAAGTGACGAGCTGGGCAACAATACGATGATCGACAAGGAGGGCAACCTGACGAAGGAAGCCCAGGCCGCGGGATGGACCAAAGACGAGAACGGCGCCGTGGTGCCGAAACTGTGGTCGGAAGCGGACGACAAGCAGCAGGAAGCGTCGAAAGCGCCGAGCGTTGACGTGGGGCTGCCGTCAAAACTGCTTCATGCATCCGCAGACTGGCAACTGGGCGACGACGTCACGGCGGAGGAAGCCATGGCGCTGGTGACGGCCGCGGAAAAGATGAACCAGGCGGCGGAGGATCTGACGGGCGGAAACGACGCGCAGCGCCAGTCCAACAGCGAGATGACGGAGGCCGCAAACGGCATCAAGGGCCTTCCTGCGGAAACGGCGGAGGCGGTGCGGCAGGCGCTGAACGGCGCCCAGGTGCGGATCGACGGGGGCCTCCTGAGCGCGTATGTCGGCCAGGTGTTCGCGCAGTGGGTGGCCAACCAGGGAAGCCCGTGACGGAGGGAACGAGATGATTTTATCA